GAGTACGTGTCTGTATGCGATAGTAATTGGGGTATGTTTGACAGAGACCTAGACATCACGAAATATGTCATTGAAAAAAAATTAAAAACAGGATACCCAAAGGTCTGGGATATAGACTGGGCAAAAAATAATTCCGAACGTATTAAAAGCATGGCCTTATTAGATAAGAATGCAGGCACGAATCTTTTTAAAGGAATTACTTTTGCTTTACAAAGTTTAAATGACAATACTCTAGCGGCTATAGATAGATTTAATCTCTCAGAGAATACTATCAGAGATGCTATGGATTTTTATAAAAAGAACGATATTAAGACTTATTCAGAATTGATATGGCCTCTTCCAGAAGAAACTATTACAAGTTTTACAGATGGATTACAAAAATTGATAGACATGGGACAAGAACACTTTCTAATGGTTCATCCGTTGTCTCTTACTCCTAATGCTCCAATGAGCAATTCCGATTATTTAGAAAAACATAAACTTTCACAGAAGAAAGTTCCTTTAGACACATTCTGGTTAACAGTTGACGACGAGAGTTCGTATATTGTAGAAACTATGGGAACTGTAGATTCAACTAGAGTATTAAACACGCAAGAAGTATTAGACGGATATATGATCGCCCATTGGACCATAGTGATGTACTACTATGGTTGGGGACATTATATAATGAAATATCTAAAGAAACAGGGCATCAAGGAAACAAAATTTATATTAGATCTTGTAGATTATATTGAAACAAGAAAACAAGGTTTGTTTTATAATGAACATGCTATTACAAGATCTAATATAGAGGATGTAATTAACAATGGCACATTCTGGGGTAGAAGAATAGATAGGACTTATTGGGAATATAAGTCTGCAACTTGTATATTTTTCCAAAAAAACAGACAACAGGTTATTGAAGAATTGTCTGAATTTCTCAATAAAGCCTATAACATAAACAACAAACAATTGATAGAGATCAATGACCTAATGTGTATAGACTACAATAAAACATATCCATTGGTTTATCAAACTAAAAATAATTCTGTGATAAAAGATCTGTTTGATCTACATACCGAGTGTGTAGAAATATCGCATGAGGATTTATCAGAGCATACTGAAGAAGAATTTTTTAGAAAAGCCTATCACTACCAAAGAAAAAATCAATATTGGAAATGCTCAATCAAATCGTTGAGTAAAAATAGTTAAACCTATTTTTTTATTATGCCCTGAGCAGGCGCTGTGCAGTCTGGTTCTTTCAAAAGCAAAACAACTACCAACATTCCAATGTATTATAGAATTCAATGTCAGCCCGTGTAAAGTTTCTATAGGAATATGCGTGAAGTTTTGATCATGTATATGTTCATTAAATTTTAATTGTGAATCATAACCTACTACATCCGTGTAATCATAACATCGTCCATCAACTTTACTTGTTTTTAAATCCTGTCTTGCATCTATTAGGTATCGGAGAGTAGATATAAATTCTTCATCTACTACAAAATCATTTATAGTTTTAGGCGAATTTAAACATTGATCCAGCAGTATTCTAAGATCTTTAATATAGGTCCAACTTTCAAAACGATTAGGTAAATTATATTCAAAAGGTTCTATTTTTACTTTGCTGAATCTTGTACTATCTAAATGCCAATGATTATCAAATAGTGCTGTTGATCCTGTTCCGTCTACAAACAATGGAAAAATAATCACATGTCCTTTTCTCGAACTTTCAATTTTGCCGCTGTCAACGTGTAAACTATAACTTATCTTGGTATCAAAAAACACAACTTCTTCTACACGATAATCGTAATCTAAAATATTATCTAGTACATTTTTAATAATATGTTTAGGCCACTGACTATCCCATTGAGGATGTTTGCTTCTAACATCCGGTCTCGCGTCGACTGTTTCATCATCTACATGAAAATAGTCTAAAAGAGATCTAACATTGTTAGAAGATAATTGATTATTGAATATTTGAATCATTATTTGTAACCAGTTATCTGTAATGCATATCTGTTCTCTTTACTGAGATTATAAAAAGCATGCGGGTCATAACCGTTCCACGAAAACCAATCTCCCGCTGACCATTCGCAGTAAACTTTATTTTTAACCTGTAATACTTGTCCCGGAGAACTATCCTCTAACATTAAAACTATTCTAACAACTGAATCTGCATTTTTTAAGTTATGTATCTTTGTATATTTTTCATATCTGTCGGAATGCAACGGAATATATTGACCGGGTGTAAAAAAGTTAACTGCGGCTGTCATGCCTTTTAGATCAAACTTATCTAATATCTGAGATAACGAAAAATCTATATCGGTTTCAAAGCAGTTATAAAATTTCATCGAATCTAAACTGTGTCCATATTTAGAATACTCGTCACAGAGAATAGGATCGGGATCAAATCTATATGTTAGATCTTTAAATTGCTGAATATTCCAAGTTGGTTCGATGTGTCCAAAATTTCTCATAAGTATATTTAATTGGATACAAATTACAAAATGTTAAGTTCGAATGAATGGGATACACTCAAAACAGTAATTGTCGGTGATGCTACTGGTGCTAAAGTGCCGGATGTGGATATCAGTCTGCGCACTGTAAATTATGCTGATATAGTAGACGACAGTGAAATACCTGTAGGTCCTTATCCGCAACAGGTTATTGACGAAGCCAATGAAGATCTAGAAATTTTTTGTAACTTTCTTAAAGAAGAAAATGTAACTGTACTACGTCCAGAAAATATCGATCCGGAATACTACAATTATTGTCCTAGAGATGGTGTATTAGTTTACAAAGATCTAATATTAGCCACTCCTCAACCTTTGAAGTCTCGTCGGTTAGAATATCTAGCCTTAGACACACATCTAAAAAATCATAGCAGCCAAGCAAACTATATTATACAAAGGCCAGAATTTACAGACGAATTATATAACACGTCATGTATAAAAAACAAAGATGTTCTTGCACTAAATGAAACTGAACCTAGTTTTGATGCAGCCAATGTTTTAAGATGCAATGACGATTTATATTATCTAGTCAGTAACAGCGGCAATAAGAAAGGTGCAGAGTATCTACAATCGCTAGTAGGTAACTCAGCAAAGGTGCATACTTTAGAAAATATCTACAGTTATATGCATCTGGACAGCACTATTGCTTTTCTTCGAGAAGGTTTGATGTTGTTGAATCCTAGCAGGATCAAAGACAAAAGCCAACTACCTAAACCTTTACAAAGTTGGGACATTGTATGGGCACCTGAACCTATAGACATAGGTCATTATCCCGGATACTGTAATGCTAGTATATGGATGAATATGAATGTGTTTTCTATTAATCCAAATCTTATTGTTGTTGAAGAACATCAAGAACCATTAAGAAAGTTATTAGAAGACTACAATATAGACTGTGTCATGTTACCCATGCGTCATGAAAGAACGCTAGGTGGCGGATTCCATTGTGTAACTTTAGATTTAATTAGAAATTAATTCAATCCAGATCTTTCTACAAACTGATCTTTGGGTTTTGAAATAGTTTGTTTTTCATTAACCCCGCAGGTTCTGGCACATACAATAAGTTTGTAATCATTCCAATAATAATCCCAAACAGTTTGCCAGGTAGTTGAACTGAGAACATTTTTAATACCAACATTTACTGCATCTAATTGATCAATTCCGCCTAAAGAATCAACCAGCAAGGAATATTGTTTTTTAATTTCTTGTCTAACAGGGAAAGTTAAATCAGAAGTTTCTGTATAGTTGTATGGAGTTGATGCTAAAAAGCAACAAGGAAATATTTTTTTATAAGCGTCTATATATATTTCTTTACTGTTTAATACATAACAATCTATTTTGGATTCGCTCACCCAAGTTTTATAATTCTTGATCATATCTGGACTTATCAATGTCACTTGATTATTGCTAGGCGGTTCTAAGTGATATAAGGTATTGCCAGATTTATCTACGACTTTGGATTTTTCTTCTAAAAATCTAGTGCTGTTTTTCACAGTGAATAATCTAAATCCTAGATCTTTGGCTCTCTGTCTTGCTTCGTCGACTTGATGTTCATTGTGTTTAAACTTTATAAAGACCCATTCGGCTGTGCCGCCAGCATCAATAAATGCTTTGGCATTACGTGTGACATTTTCATATGTGGTTCCTATCCTGTATAGATGATGAGTATCTTCTAAACCATCTATACCAAATATCACAAAATGATTTTTAGGTAATTTTTTTACCAACGATTTCCACCACGATTGAGATCTAGCACCACCATTAGTATGAATTCTAATTTGTAAATTAGGATTGATTGCTGTGACATATTCACACATTAGATCTAGATCATTATTGATTATAGGGTCACCGAAGTTTCCACAAAAGTAGATATTTTTAATTTGACCTAGAACTTCCTCGGTGAATATATTTTGAAAGTCATCTAACGACCATTCGTTGATTTTTATATAAGGATTATCTAGTCCACCTCTGAAGTTTCTAGAACACATAGGACAAGATGCCTGACAGTTGTTGGTAATCTCTAGATGCACAGAATCTAATTCTGAAAAATTAAACATATTTCTTACCTATTATCATGTATCTAGTATACAAAGGAAGATCTAATTCACCGGCATATAAAATTGGTGCTAATTGACTCTGGCTCTTAAACTGATCTAGATTTTCTGCTATTCTTATATGCTCCGGTATTTTATAATTGTTACTTTGTAATACGATTAAACTATTTTTAGGAATATTTTCAAGCCATATAAGATACTGTTCCTGGGTGATATGTTCGAAACTAGTATTAATAATTATATCTGCGGTACTAGAAAAGGAACACATGTCTGCGGTGATAGCATTAAACTTTCCAGACTCCATTTCTATTTGATTCATATCCAGTGCTATGTCTTTGCAATCTGGATCTATATCTATGCTATTAATATGAGAAATGTGTAAATCGCTTTGGAACAACAAACTGGCTAAGGTTCCCACCCAACCTCCATGTATGTCAACAGACGGACAATCTTTTACATGATGTCTTTGATTTTTTAATTCTTTTATAAGCCACTCTTTGCTAAGAATCTGGCCACGCCAAAATGCATCCATGGTGCGCATAGGATTTTTGCTGTTGCGTATTGCTCGCATCCAATGATGTAAGTGTTCTGTGTCTATTTGCATTTTGGTATTTTTGAATCCGCCGAACTAACGCATGACGGTGTAATACAGATTTTAGGTTCTTTGAATAAGTTGAACCCTGCTGTTAGTGTACCTAATAGTTGGTCATGACAACTATAAGATCTTTTAACTTCTTCGCTTCTTATTATAACACTTTGATATCCAGAATTGCAACGCCAATCTTGAAATTTATTAAAACCGTAGGCATTAAATCGCTCTGCTTGATCGAATAGATATTCAGTGTTGTCTGAATCGTACAGTGCAATTTGATAGATATCTTCTCCGTCGGATCTCTGCGGAAAGCCAACTTGCATTAGAGTCATCATATCATCTGTATATCCGCTAACAACAGAACTAGCAGTAGGATCGCTTTGCGGTTTAAGTGTTACGTTGATACCGCGACTGTGAAGCCTACTGCATCTATCATAGAGTTCATAAAACTGATCAGGCACCATTACTTGATTAACAGTAACAAAAACATTGTCATTCATTAACTGTAGACACTTATCTCCGAATTCCTGTTCCTTGGCAAACTCTGAATGATAACTAGCCGTAATACTTCTACGTTGAAGATCTGCTGTTATGTCGCACCAATTCTTCCACCATTTTGATCCTGGAGAAAGATTGGTAGTCATGTGTATGCTTTGATACGGAGTTAATGGTCCATCGTCTAAATGTTTAATCAATTCTGGTAACCGTTTATAAGCAGTTGGTTCCCCGCCACTAAAACTCCAATGGAATTCAGAGAATCCATTTTGTCTTGCCTGGCGTTTGATTTCGTCTATGGTCTTTATATACACTTCATGCTCTTGATGATCAACTCGATCGCTACGGGCATACGGCCAACAATATGAGCAATTATAATTGCAGAATCTGCCCAAAATCCAACTGACAGAAAACAAAGGACGATCTAACATTGTCCGCTGTCCAAACTTGATTATATTTTGAAATGGTATATTTTGAAATTCGTGTGTCATAAACTGTTAATATTTAATCTAGAAATAGTTGACCTTAATTCTTTAAGGTTATATAATATACTTGTGGTCGTGAGTGGAATATGGCAGACCTCCGGTCCGTTGCGAAACGCACTTGGGAATGGGGCGCCGACTTAGTCACAGCCTTTGTAGGTTCGAATCCTACCGACCACACCATTTACATTTATAAGTAAATGACGCATAACTAAAAGGAAAAAATTATGTCAAACACAGTAGAACAACTCAAAGCAGATTTCGAAACATTCTTAGCAGAAGATGCAAAATTTCAAGCGGGCAATTCAGCAGCCGGTACTCGTGCTCGTAAGGCCCTACAAGAAGTAGCAAAGAGTGTAAAGGCTCGCCGTAACGAAATCACTGCAGAGAAGAACGCCCGCAAAGAAGCCAAGGCAAAGTAAAATGCAAACTAAGGAACAGCAAGGATCCTTAGAAGAAGCACAGGCAGTTTCAAACGACACGACCATAGATCTCGGCAACTATGGCGCTGCCTGTGAAACTATTTCTATAGATAGTCTTACATCTCCAGATATTATCACGTTAGGTCCATCTATGACCTACTCCTCGGGTAGTACCTGTTATGGGCACACTGTTATATCAGGTATTAATACGAATAATAGTTATGGTTGGCCTAGTTCCAATTACACTATAAATTCTGGATTAAGTAATCAAGCAAATGTTGTGATAGACACAGACGGCATCAATATAAAGGGAGATGGGGACATTAAGGTCAAAGGTCGAAGTCTTAGTGAGTTTATGACTAAGATGGAACAGCGATTGGCTATACTTGTTCCTGATCCAGATAAATTAGAAAAGTTCGAAGCACTAAAAAAGGCCTATGAACATTACAAGACTATGGAAAGTCTTTGCTTTGATGAGCCTGATGAAGAAACATGATTTTAAAAGTTTATGACGATCTAGTTCCTAAACATCTACAAGATTTTTATGAACTATCTACGCTTGGACGTACTGATGTTGATGACGAGTGTATACACCCGTTGATTGATTTTCGATGCAAATACGAAAGCACTGCTATAGAAGATGGTGTTGCCCCTTTGAGTTTAGTTCATGTTCTTAAATCCAGTGGTCGAACTAGCGAATATCTAGATAATTTTACATTGATAC